AGGCAGGCCGCCCGAACTGCCAAGCCTGCGCCGCGAGGTGGTCGTCATTGACTACGACAGCGGCGAGCCGGTGACGCACACGCTGCACCTCTACAAAACCCGCCGCATTGATGTCTACCGCGTCGAGGCAGACGGCAAGCCGTGGAAGTGTTGCGGATGGTCTGCCGCGCTGGCTGGGTTGCGCAAGGCATACCCCCGCGTCCCTTCTCCAAGGAGTGATTTTTGGTGGTAGCCCGTGCAGCAAATCCGCCCACCTATGCCCATGTCATATCTGTAACCACACTGTCGCCCAAGCGCAAGTATCGGGCGACATTCTGAAGATGAAAATACCGCTATCCGATTGGGCCGCAAAGCACTACAGCCCGCCGCCATCGGCTTACACGCTGAGGCAATGGGCGCGTGAGGGGCAGATTGTCCCGCCGCCTGAGCGTGTCGGCAAAGGCTGGCGCGTGGCAGAGGATGCGCAGCGGCTGGCGCACGGGCGGCCGTCGCTGGTGTCGCGGCTGTGAACGCAGCCCGCCGCAACGCCCAGCGCAGGGGGTGGCCTCGCGGGTTGTACGAGCCGCGCCCAGGCTACTACACCTATCGCTGCCCGGATGGCCGCGTGCTGGTCATCGGCCGCGTGCCACTTGCTCACGCCAAAGCCGAGGCCATCGCAGCTAATCAGCACCTAGCCGACATGGCGCCGAGTCTTGTCGAGCGGCTGGCCGGCGCCAGTCACACGCTAGCGGATGTCTTGCCGAAGATGGCCGCGCCGGCTGCCGTCAACACGGCCCGGTCTTGGAAGTCGCTCGATAAGGCCATCAGCGCAGCACTCGGGGCCATCCCTTGCGGCCGGCTGACTGTTGCCAACTGCGCCGAGTTTCTGGACGCAGTACGGGCCACCGGCAAGCATCGCAGCGCTGCAGCCCTGCGCACGCGGCTGGTGGCGGTGTGCAAGCGTGCGCAGCAGCTTGGATGGATGGACAGCAACCCGGCTGACGTGACGGACGCGCCACGGGTCAAGGTCAAACGCGGTCGGCTTACGCTGGAAACGTGGCTGGCGATCTACGCTAAGGCGCCGGAAGTCGCCCCGTGGCTGCCGCGTGCAATGCGCCTGGCACTGGTGCTGGGCGTCGATGTGCTGACGCTGAGCCAGCTTCAGCGGTCGATGGTGGCTGATGACATGCTCACGTATCGCAGGCAAAAAACCGGGGCCATGATTGCCGTCCCGACTGCCATCCGCCTAGACGCCATCGGCGTGTCACTGGCTGACATCCTGGCCGAGCGTACCGGGGTTCTGTCGCCGTGGCTGGTGCATCACGTCGCGGCGCAAGGGCAGGCGAAGATAGGCGACCCGGTGCAGCACGAAACCATCAGCAGGGCCTTCACACAGGCGCGCAAACTGGCCGGGATTGCGGACGAGGGAGCGCCTACTTGCCACGAGCAGCGATCCCTTGCCAAGCGCCTTTATGACGCCGAGGGGCGGGTCAGCACGAAGCAGCTTCTAGGGCACGCTGGCGAGCGTGTCAGCGACCTCTATGCGGACTCTCGCGGGGTCGAGCCGGTGCGGGTCAAGATCGCGAAGTAGCATCCAAGTGAACAGCAAGTGAGCACTCATAGGCGGCTTGAATATGCTGCTCACATCCCGCGCTTATCCGGGTTTCCTCGCTTGACATCAATGTAATCAACAACTTGCGAGCGTGCCCCGCGTTTCTGTTACAGGTAGCCGCGTCAATGAAATCAACGGGTTAGCGTGGGCATGTAAACACGTTGCACGGTATTCACTCGCTCAGGGTTTGCACCTAGACTTTTCTTTGCTCTGCCCCTTGCGTATTGCGACAGGTGGCGCATAATAGAGCCATCGAATTAGCAACCAACCGGAGCAAACACCATGACACAAACCACCCTCACCAACGGCAGCCGCGCAGTCGTGATTACCGAGCAAGACGGCCGCTTCTGGGCAAACCTGTACGTCGGAGCCCGCAACGGCCTAGCCGATGCCAGCATCACCAGCAGCCGCTGGACTGGCAAGACGATGGCCGGCGCAAAGAAGTGGGCAGCCAAGATGCTCGCAGCATGAAAGCAGCCGCTGAGCTGCGCAACATGCCGAAGCCCGCCTAATGGGTCACCAAACCCAACACGCACGCGAGGCCATCGCCTACGCGCTGCGCACCGGCTGCGGCGCTGCTGCGGCTGCTGCGCGGTTTCGCGTAGGGGTGCGCACGGTGCAGCGCGGGCTTGCCGCTGCTGGCGTTAATCGGCCGCGTGGGCGGCCAGTGAAGGAGTCAACGTGACCGAACCTGTAAGCCGCGCTGATGAGTTGCCGCCGCCAGACACTCACTGTTTTGACGACGACACTGGCCGCGATGTGTGGAGCTACAGCGCCGATCAGATGCGCGCCTATGCCGCCGCCGCCGTAGCCGTCGAGCGTGAGCGAATCCACGCCAAGCTGCTCGAAATGCACGAGCGCGACGGCGCCCGGCACAACTACTGGCTGTGCGCATGGCGGGAGTTGTCCGGTGAGTGAACGCATCCGCCGAACGTGTACGAAAACCGGCGCGGTTTGAACATGTGGCGGACTGCAGCCCTACAAGTCGCCCCACTTCGACGACCCGCGAAACAGAGGCGGTGGGCATGTCCGGGGCCTGCCGTGCGCTGGCCTGTAGCTCACTACCCGCAGCGCACCTGACCGCCGAATCTCTGCGTACAGAACATGCGGGAACGGCCCCCAGCGGCTGCGGCGAACAACGACATAGCCGCGCCTGCCCCGACGCCACCAGAGCGTGACGGCAAAGACAAAGCAATTCGTCGGCACGCTACTTGCCCAGCAGTGCGGTTTTCTGCGCGCTGCCTGCGCTGCTGCCGAAGTAATAATTTACGATTGCACCCCATGCGCTGCCCAGCGCGCCCAGCATGACGAGCAAAGCCTCGCCGCCACGCTCGGGCATGCCGTAGCCCAGCAGCCAGGCCAGCACGCCAAAGAAGCCCAGCGTGACGCCCGCAGCCATCGCCCGGGGTGTCCAGTGATCGCCGGTCTTGACCTCGCGCCCGCGTGCGCTATCCCGGTCGGTCTGGTGCAAGCGCTCGATGTCGATGTCAAGCTCACGCATCCGCACGGCGAACGCTTGATCCGCTTGCTTGATCGCCTGTAGCGCTTCCGGGCCGCCTGCGATGATGGCCGCGCCGACATCCTCCGCGCTGCCGTCAGCACGCCCGAGCAGCTTGTCGGACAGCGCAGCCACGGCAACGCCAGCCAGCGGGCCGCCGAGTGCTGCGGCGATGGTGGGGGCAACGGCCCCGACGATTTCGCGCCAGTCGGTCATTGCCATTCACCCGTAACAACCTGCCGAGCGATGCGCCGCGCCCGTGCGGGTGTCTGCTCTGCCCACTTGGACGCGAGCAGGTGCGTTTCCGCCTCTGCGAACCGGCCGTCCCGGATGCAAGCCAGCGAGCGGGTGAACCCGAGCAGGCCATCGATTCCGAGCTGAAAGCCCATGTTGATCAGCGCGCCTTGCCGCACTTCATCAAGCTGGCCGTACCAAGACAGCCGCGACCGTAGCGCCGCATCGACGCGGGCTATGTCGTTGTTGAGCAGGTACGCGGATTCCTGCGCGCTGATTCCGCCGCCGCGCCGCTTGTCGATCAGCCGGCCGACGCCGATTGTGGCGAACCCGAGGTGATCGTCGTAAGCGTGCAGTACCTCGCCCTCATCGCGGCGTAGCTGTTCGATGATCTTGGAGTTCATCACTCGCTCCTGATGGTGATCGTGTGCGTCAGGAACCAGTACACGACCGTCCCGATTGCGCTGCCGATGCCGATGACCCACGGCGCGTGCTGCCTGATGACCTGCCACACCCACGCGCTGCGCTCGTCCTGCTCGCGCCTGTTGCGCAGGTAGGCCATGTCCTCTTCGGTCGGCATCCGCGCTTCCAGACTGGCGATCATGTTGGCCAGGCCGTCGTTCTCGCGCTGTAGCCGGGCCGCAGTGTCGGTGTCCGTGATGTCGTGATGCTGGCTCATACCGAGAACCAATTGGTACCGTTGCTCGTGATCCGGAGCACCGCGTAAGCCGTCGAACTGTCGATTGAAGTAGCCCCGTCAAAGGTCTTTGTACTGCCACCCTCACGTGCAATCGTGATGCTGTTGCTGTCACCGGTCGTCTTCTTCACGATGTACTCACGCCCAGCCACGCAATC